CGCTACCCCATTTTTCTTCAAATTGAAGAGAAATCAACGTGGTACCGTTTGGTCTATAGTTAGTAATCGTGTTCCATCTAGATTTTATAACACCATACATGCCAGCAGGATTATCAACGGTTCCCACTATTCTACCTCTCAACCTACCCCTTATAGGTTTAGCCTGGAATCCTGAGTTTAAACCACTGTTTGTGGATGTATTTAAATTAGATATAGCAAAAAGCTTGTTAAAAGTAGAGCACAGCACATTAAACCAGTTTCTTTCCATAAGAGTGGTTGGAGATACTGTCTCTGATCCAGTTGCTGCAGTAGTTGTAAAAACAGTTGTGCTAGTGACATTAGGCTGCATAGAAAACTCTCCTACATCTCTATGAGATGTTTTTATAAAATCTGGAGCTTCATTTTCTATGGCTATTATTTTGTATCTTGCTTCCTCGCTATTAATAGGGATATCTTCTCCATGCTTCTTTTTTAGTACAAGATATGTTTCTTCGTCTACTTTATTTCTATCCGCTGAAGGAAACGATAACCATAATGTTCTATTATTAATAGCATCGTCAGTGTCGGCTAAATACCATCTATCCATTACTAGATTATAGTATTCGTTAGACGTTTCTTTTACATAATATTTTACGTACTTAAATTGTTCTGGTGGCTCGCCACTAGTTACAAACGGGCTTGACCATTCTTGCGTTAACTTAAATTTATTACTTGTTACAGATAGCTCCTTGCTAACTGATATGTCACCAGTGCTTGACAGGTAGTTATCTTGATCGCCAGTAAGATAACTAGTAGATATCACGGGTGTCTCTCTCCCATACTCATCACCAAAAACCACACCCCACTTATAATCTCGTAATGATTTTACAGATTTTTTAGGCGGTAATGTTAAGTCAATATTTTCACTTTTTAATTCTTGCTTTAAGCTTATTGGCGAATTTATATTATATCCTTGCACGTAATTACCATATACTAGCCTGTTTCCAGTCACCTCTTGCGCTTGAGCGCTTCTAGGAACATTATCCCAAACTCTTATTATTTGATTTGATTCAAGAGTGGTGTGAACCATTTCTGTTGTTATGTTAAGTTCTCCGTTTGAAAAGTTTTCATCTTGAACCTGTTCAATAGTATCAGTTGTAGATTGAGGTGTAAAACCTAGCCACTCACCGTCTACACCTCTTTTTATTGTTTTAATAACGTAAACGTTTGGTTTGTTTGTTTCTTTATAAAGAACGTCAACAGCAATAACGTCAATAGGTCTATGGCCAGCTACTGGTATAAAATCTTTTATTTTTAAGCTTCTAATCCTGTTAACCATTCCAAGGTTATACGCCTCGTATGATTTATATTGATAAATTCCAGGTAAAAAAGCAAGTTCAGACCAAGGTGAAAACGTTGAGTATTCTCCATTTTGATATTTATATCTATAACCAAACCTAGCTAACTTTAACTCAAACATAGGTTTTTTCTGTTGTAAAGAAAACTCCCATTGAGTTATTGTAGAAACTAAATCCGGGTGAATAAACAACATTGATATATTTATATTTTGAGTTGCAGATATAGACTCTGTGCCGTCATCATTAACATATGATATAAACTTAGCTTTTAATTCTACTGGATCATCATTGTCATCTCCTCCAAAAGGAAATATATCTTTTATTGATATTATATCGTTGGCTCTAAACACAGTGTTCTCAAACTCTAGGTTAGTTATAGATCTTTGGTCACCTACAGAAAAGTTATCAATAAAAAAAGGTGAGGTTGAATCATCATTAACGAATTGATAGTCATTTGGTAATGTGACAAAAACAGTTGTTTGGCCCTCGCCTCTATCTGTTTCGCTCATATCTAGTGTGGGTGGCGAAACTGGAGCTTTTCTAATAACGGTTATATGCTCTTTTTTTAAATCATAACCTTCATTAGTTGGAGAGTATGGCTCTATTGTGTTTAATTGGATAAAGGTGTTAGGCTGCTGCACATCAAATGTTGTTAGTTTTGTGTGAGTAGTAAGATTAGCGCTAGTTAATCCTACTAAGCTTCCATTCGGCCCTCCCCTTTTGCATAAATCTATATTGATTCTTTTAGGCTCATTAACACCGTCTGACCAATACATTAAATTATCTATAATGTTTATTGCTGTTATCTGTCTATCTCTAGGAAACTCTAATACTCTTTCAGCTGTTAATCTTATATACTTTAATCCTGTTTGCTCGGGTACATTATTATCAGCATTTTCCGTGTCAATAACTTCTGGCGTCCAATTGTTGTAAGCGAGCGAAGGCGTGTCTATTTCTATAAATGGTACTGTAATTAAATTGTTTTCCGTGGCAGGGTAAGTTTTTATAATAGTACCACTCCAAATTAAGTCGGCGTCTTGATTGAAGCCCTCTATGAACATTCCAGCCCTAATGCCATCTAAACTTGACACTTGTTGTAAAACCCAACCATCACTAAGTTGATTAGAGTTGTTTCCTGCTAAGTTGCTAGATAAATTTATAGTCGCCCAGTGATCAACGACAACTGGAGTAATGAGTTCAGTCACAGTGTTGTACTCTATTATATAATCAATATATCTAGTTTCTCCAGTTATAGTAGCTGATTTTAACCCAACATTTATAGCGCTTGGCGCTGCTACCATAAAATATACGTTATCTGTTTTTTCATCAGCTACACTACCGACAACTTGCGATACATCACCATTAACGCTAAGCGTGTTAAAAACAGTGCCGATACTTGAGTTGCCCAATATATTTTGAACAGTACCCGCGTCTCCAGTATCTGTGGTTCTAACTTGTATGTTTAACGCATCTCTATATTGGCCATTTGGAACAATTCTTTCATCAAGATCTTTGTTCATTTTGCCGGTAGTAAAATTATGTTTTATTTCTGGCATAATATTATTTTATTTGCTTACTCATACCTTTTAACACCTGAGTAAATTCTTCCATTTTAATATTAGATAATCTTATTTTTGCTTTTCTTGTTTCAGCAAATCTTTCTTTTTTAAATCTCTGAACTATGAAAGGTGGTATATTAGATCTAGTAGATAATATACCATAAGCTATCCACTTGTAACATGCTTCTTCGCAAAACTTGTGCACAACCATCTCTGAGTCTGTACCTAAACCATCACTAACATATTTTATTACCACAGTTTTGTTAGCTAAACTAGAGCTAAAATGTATATCACCATAATTTAAATCAATAAAAAATGTTCCATTCATTTGCGAGTGCTCTGGATCTAGCCCATATCTTCTACCTTCTGTTGATATTTCTACATCAGAAGAGTAGTTAATATCATAAAGCTCATAGTTAACTGGCGTTTGGTTTTGAAAATTAGTTTCAGAAGCGCTAGCGTTTGTACCATCGGCGTTTAAATTTTGAACATAAGAACCGTTAGGGTCACCTGCTGTAACAGAATAATCGCCATTAGCTTCTTGACCTATAGCAAACGGTGCTGATGTTTTGCCAGTTGGATATATTCTTCTATGTATACCATCGTCTCCTACCAAAAACAAACCCATGTAGTTAACATAATCTTGAGGTAGACTAAGCCTAAGGGTGTTAGGTACTTTTGCTTCGATCTCTTTAAATGATCTAAGCACATCATATGACAGCTCCTGTATAGCACGCATAGCGTGAAACTGAACATCTGTTCTACTTACTTTAGATATTATTTTACCTTCACCAATATACGCAATCATGAAAGCGCTTATAATATTATCTAATGTAACAAACTGGTAGTAAGGTGCTGTTGCTGTATCAGTAGCCACAAGGTTTAATCCTTGGCTAACGTTACTTACATTAAAAGCATTTTGAGTATTTAGTAATCCCATAGTTAATTATTTTTTTCTTGATTCTCTAACTGTCTATTTGTTAGTGCTGCTTGAAGTAGGTCTGGTCTTTGAAGCATTATACCAGCCAACTGAAGTATTCTTCCAACTAAGTTTTCTTCTTCAGATAGGTGTAAACAAAAGTTTGACGAGGTGTTTGCATTGTATAAAGCTTTACCACTAACAACAACGTAGTTCCAAGCGACCGCTGGAGACTCTAATCCAAAATAGTCTATACGATATGTGTTTGTTTGGTTAAGATCAATAGCATTAAATGTGTTTGTTCCCCAGGTGTGTATTTCTATTTTTACTCCCTCAGTATCAAGTGTTGTACCGGCTTGGTTAATGTCTAAAGTAAAGTATACCGGCCTCATTAACGTTGGCTCAGTTAAAGGATGTAATAGCATTGTTGTTAATTCTTTTCTTCCCACTTCAGTAGCTTCTACAAACCTTCCACCCATAATGCTAGGCGTTGATATAGCAACTGTGCCAATTTTAAGGCAGTTAGCGTTTATAGTTATTATAGGCGTTGTTGCTGTTAGGTCTCCAGTTTGTTCTTTTCTAAGAGAGCTTAGCTTTTCTCGTATAAACTCCATCTCATCACCAGCTTCACTTTGATTTTTAGTGGGCTTATGATAAGATGTTTTCATATCATCAAAATAAGTATTTACAATATCTTTTTGCGCCTTATCAGCTAACAAGTTAAACTCTTGAGGTGTTATATAACCTCTTTGTTCCTTGTTGGCTATAGCCTGCACTTTTCGATATACATTATTTACATCAACCATTTGTTTACTTTTAAATATATTTTACTATATTATAGTTACATAATAAAGTGGAAGGTTAGCCCCTAAATAAAAATAGCCACCCGTTAAGGTGGCTATAGTTTTGTTAATTCGAATTAACTAGTTTATTCTTTTTTCTATATTAGAATAAATTTCCATACCTTCATCAGTTTTAAACCAATGAGCTAGAGCCGTATATGGGTGCTCATCAAAAGGAACGGTCATTAATTTTCTACTAGTTGACCCCCACATAAAATAACGTTGATCATTTGATAGTTTTAATACACCTTCTTCCACAGCTTTAATACCAAAGTTTCTAAGCTTAACATTATCGTCATTAGCTAACTCTAAGAATAAAGATGGATTTTTTCTAGCAAATAGTAGTAGATCTCTTTTAAGCTCCTTAGAACTCATGTTAGATACCTTAGATCCTTTTTCTACTCTCATTATAGCTTCAGCTGTATCAATATCTATTTGTCTAGCCATTAATATTGCGTCTGCTTCTAATTCTAATCTATCTATTTGGTTGGCAGCAACTTCAGCTGGCTTATATTCGTAGTACAAAGATCCACTTAATGGATGGTACTTTGATAACAACTGTTGAAGTATTGTTTTATTTTTAGGAACAAATAAAGCTCCGTTTCTAAAAACTATATGAGATAACCTTTGGTCACCTTTCATTTCATCAACAAATACAGTTCTTTGATTTTCGCAATACTTTAGCTCTCTTTCATAACCCTTTTCCTCATCAAACCAAAATATGTTTGAAGATTTTATAGACCTTGATAAAGGCTTTTGCTTACTAGTTAAATAATAAACTCTATCTTTTACCTCCCAAGTATTTTTTGGTTTAGCTTTTATTTTAGGAGCCTCAACCTTAGGTTGCTCTTCTACAACCACTGTTTCTTCAACTATAGGTTCTTCGACCTTAGTCATTTTTTTCTTTGCCATAATATAATATATAATATAATTAATAAAAATATAAGGGCGATACTAGACCGCCCTTATAAATAAATAGTCTTACTTCATTAACATAAAGTTGTTTGCACCTTGTGTGATCAAACATCTTTCTGATAACATATGTAATTGCATAGCATCTAATGCTGATGTAGCAGCTCCAACCGAACCAGTAGTCCAAGTTTTCATTTTTCTATCATCAGTAGCAGAAGCTCTGTACCTTACATGTAAGAAAGGTCGTTTCATGTTTTTACCCATTTGTTGGTCATAAACAGTAGAAACACCAGCTGGAATCATAACACCTCTAATTGCTTCAGATCCAGCAGTTTCATTGATACCTCCACGAGTAGCCTTATCATTTAAGTATCTCATATCAGATTTGTAGAAATCGTAAGAACCTCTTCGGAATCCTGAGAAACCTAAATTTAACGCCATGTCTTCGTCGTTGTCAAACACTCCGTAAGAAGTACCTCCAGCTCCGTAAGAATTCATAGAAGCAAGCATGTCGTCCATTGCTAAACTAGTAGCACGATTAACAAACATCATGTATTCTTCAATAGCACCTTGCTTGTCAAACTCAGCTAATATAGCATCAAACTCAGCTAAATCAGTAGCAGCGTTAACACCTGTTACACCAGAAGTTAAATTACCTCTAGACTCGATAGCAGCAAATAAACCTTCTGTTCCAACAGCTCTACCATTACCACCTAAGAAAACGTCAGCATCGTTAGATCCAGAACCTTTAATTCCTTCTAACATAGACATTTCTAAGTAGTCATTAAATCTAGCTCTTGTATCAGACTCTGCTTTTAAGTACCATAGGTAACCACCTTGACCTTGTTCAGATGAAACTTCTACCCAACCAATTCTAGAAGCGTCTGATCCAGATACTTCGTAGTAATCTTTCATTATAATTGGTTTATTAGTAAAAGTTTTAAAAATAGGTTCGTTAGCGCCTCTAGCGTCTGTTGCAGCCGGAGCAGCACCAGAGTGAGAATCGTTATAACTAACACCTTTTTTAAACTCAGATCCATAAACTAAACAAGTTGTTGCGCCAGCATCTGTAGATAATCCACTACAGTTAGCAGCATCAAACGGCTCAACCTCTATATCAGCACCATTAACTTCAGTAACTAAAGCTTTTATAACTTTGTTGTTACTAGAAAGTATAACAGTGTCATTAGTTCTAATGCCATGTTTAGTCATTACAAATCCTTCATCATCACCAGCTGTACCATCATCGTTACCGTCGATATCTGTAGTAACAGTGAATTTACCACCATCACCACTAGTTAAACCACCAGCTACTACCATAGTACCTTTGTAAGAAAAGTGTAATCTACCTTGTTCAGACCATACAACTTGATCAGCTGTCATAGCCTCTTCTGCTCCAACTTGTGCCAAGAAACCAGATATTGTTCTAGGTCCGAAAACCTCAGCCTCTTGAGCCATTAAGTCAGGCAGGTATTGTTGCGCCCAGTTTGTACCTGACGCCGTGAAATCGATATAGTTTGTATTTAGTGTTTGCTTTTGTGGAGCAGGCACACTATTCAAACTACCTCCTGCAGTTATTGCCATAATATATTTTTTTTAAATTATTAATTAGTTTTTCTTTTTAATTTTAAAAGATCTATTTTTAATTTCAGAAGAAGAATTACCAAGAACTTTATACTTAACTCCACTAACGTTTACTTCGCCGTGTGTTTTTCTAGGTTCCATATTTATATTCTTATCTTTAGCTACTCTACTCTTAATGGCGTCCGCCTTGCCTTGCTCATAAAAATGTTTAGCAACGGCATCTGCGTTCATCGCTGTAAATAGAGATCTGTGATAACCGGCAGCATCACTAATAGTTGTTTTATCTTCACCAACAAACTTGTTGACAAAATTATTAATATCGCTTTGAGTTGTTTTCACCTGATCAACATCCTTAACATTAAACCTATATGTTTTATCTCCAACATTGTATTCAAAACCTTTGAACTCATCGTTAAAAAGATTATTAGTTTTATTTAAAAATGATCTTTTGCTTTGCTCAGATAATTTCTTCTGACTTTCTTGATCTTTGTTGTATCTATTAAAGAACTCAACAGCTTTTTGTTGCTCATCAGTGAGCTTAACTCCAGCTTTAATTTCTTCATAGTATTTAGACTTTCTCCCGTCTAAGTGGGCTTTAGCCTCGGCAACTTGCTCTTTGAGTGCTATTTTCTTTTTACGAATATCTCTTTCGTCATCAGCCTCTTCATCTACGCCAAAAGAATCTTCCATTAAAAAGTTTCTTTCTTCTGCTGTTAAGTGAGACTTTGTCTCTCTATAGTATTCGTCTAGTATATCAGAGTCATCCATTTTATCGATATCTCTGTTTAGGTTAACGTAGTCGCTTAAATCTCCACCTGTTTCTTCCATAAAGTTTACGAGCTTTTGTATATTTTCAGGTAATGGTTTTCCTGTTTGCTCTGACTCAGCTATTGCTTCTTCTACCTTTTCTTCAACAGCTTCTACTTCTGTTTCTTTTAGATCTTCAACGGTAACTTCTTCTATAATAGGTAGTGGCTCTTCCTCAACCTGATCTGTCTCTACCTCTTCAGTTTTAACTTCTTCAACTTTAACATTTTCAACCGCTTCTTCGACAAATGGTTTACTTAAATCTATTTTAGCCACGCTGTCGTCTCCAGCACTTTCAAATTTAGATTTAAATTGACCGTTTTCTTCTCGCGGTTGTTCTACTTTGTTTTCAACAACCTCTTCTATAGGTTGCTCAGTTGTTTCTTCAACAACTTCTTTGTTTTCTTCTGTCATAATAAAATTTTATAAAATATTAAAAATTAGAAACGCTACATATTAGCACTCCCTGTAACTATATCATTACCTGATGATTCAAAGTTTTTAAGTGAATCACCCCCAGTTCTTTTGTCTACCATTTCTTTTTGATGCTCAGCTTGCATATTAACTCTGTTATCCCTTCTGTTTTCACGCGTAGTTTCTAGCTGTGTATTTGTTTGTTGTTTCATGCCCTCAAGTTGAGAGCTTAACTCAAACTCAAATTGCATTAATTGTTTCTTAGCTTCAACTTCAGCTTGTAAGTATTGAGTTTTTAATTGATTCCTTGTTTGCTCTAATTGAGCTTCAGCTTGAGCTTTGGCTTGGTTTTTTTGAGTCTCAGCTTGCGCCGCAGCTTGTTGAGCCTGTTGGTTAGCTTGAGATTGAGCTTGTATATTTTGCTGTTGCATTTGTTGATCTCTTTTAGCTTTATTTTTTCTTTTAACTTTTAGCAACTGATTGGCTAGTTTTACATTTCTTACGGCACGTAAATCTATAGCATCATCTAGATCTATTAACTTTTGACCTAAAGCAACTTGTATATTGTTTTCTAGTAATTGTTTTTCTTCATCATCTGGCATTAGTTCTATAAATATACCAAAATCGTACAGATGAAGATTTTTCATTTCATCTAATGTAGCCACGTTGTGAGCACCCAATGCTCTAATAAAAGCCTCTTTTGTAGGAGAATATTCTATTATATCAGATATTCTTAATGATAAACACTCAGCAACCTCAGCTGTTATAAACAACATGGACTGAAGTATATGTCTTGTTGCTGTATTAGAGTTAGCAGCGGCTAGTTTCTGTACACCGACCAAAGCGTCTCTATCTGGAGTGCTAGCATCTCTAGCTTCATTTAGTCCAGTTACGTCTCTTATCATTTGTAGGTAATAGTTATATGTCGTAATTAAACTTTGTAGCTTACCACTATTAACTCCATTGCTTATTTGCTGTATTGGAACCTTACCGGGGTTAGGGTCTCCATCTGAAGTAAAGCTTCTACCAATAACACTACCAGTTTGAAAGAACATATTTAAAGCCTCTTGTGGATTATAGTTTGTTCCATTACCAAGGTCTATTTCAGCTAAACCATCAGCATCTAAATAAACACCATCAGGCACCATACGCGCCATAACTTGTTGTAACTTTAAATGTGTAAGCTGTATCATATCAGCAAAGCTAGTTATTCTACCAACTAGGCTTTCTATTTTACCTCTATATATTCTAGGCGCCACTATCTGATAATTCATTTTTACTTTGCTAAAATCAGAGTCTGTTCGCATCATATTAGGGCACATCCTCCACTTTAGAATTTTGTCTGAACCAACAATATAAACGCCTTCATAAAGAGTTTCTACAACTCTTTCAAGTTTACTAAAGTCACCGTCCATATTTTCTACAGGTGGGTTAAAAGTATCGTCTTTATTAATTATTTTTTCTCCGCCACTACCTGTTTTCTTTAATTTATAAACATCATTCATGTGTGTTTTATAATTAAAGTATAAAACTTGAACTTTGTTTTTATCTCTATTACTTACGTAATCAAGTGGGTAAGCCCTGTTATCTACTATAGACTTTATATCTGACTCGCTTAAGTCAGGAAATTGCTTAACTAATTCGTTTATTGGTATTTCTTTTACTTCGCCGACATAGTATATATCGTCAAAGTAAGGAGACTCAGTGTGAGAGTAGACTAAATCTGTTGGATCAACATACTCAGCTGTAGCTCCATCGTTCCAGTCAAATGTAGTTTTTGTAGCACCTATACCTAAAACGGTTAAATCATATAGACATCTTCTTCTAACTAAATCATAATCACTACCTTCTAATAAAACGTTTAATGCTTGCTCTTCAGCTAACTCAACAGCCTGCTTATAATTTAACTGCATGTGTAAAGCTAACTCATCTTCAGTGTCCGGTAAATTATCTACGTCGTTTTCAGTCATATCAACGTCAAACTGTTGTTTTACTATTGAGTCAAAGTTTTTAGCTCGCATATCACGCAGCATTGACTCCATGTATTCTGTTCTTTTGCTAACACCATGTTGGTCTTGCGAGAAACAACTAATATCGTAATTACGTTGAGCCATACCATTAACAACTATATCTACAAACTTCGGTATTATAGGAACTGGTTTCCAATCTAAATTAAGATAAGATAAATCACCATTTATAGATAATTCATTTTTATACTTTTGTATAGACTGTTCTCCTCTAGCGTATAATCTAAGAGTGTGAAAATTATTTTGTTGACTATTATATTTAGATGTAGTTCCTGAAAACCATTCATTTCTTATGGCCCTTGCTACTTTTAAGCCATATTCCTCACTTAGCTTTTCTAAGTCGCTGACTGCTTGTGATGGAAAATGTATAGACTGTTCTGATCTCATATTTTATTTTTAATTATCGTAGATGAAAATCCTTTATTATTATATTTTGATACGTGTATATTTAATTTGGTTTTTTCTTTTTTTGGATTAGGTCTATACAGGTGTCTATTACAAGCCATTATAGCTAGGCCAGAGCTTATTGATGCATCATGTCTTGTTCTTTTATTTATATCAAATTTAGCCCAATCGTTTAATGTTTCGTTAAAGTACATATTACCATAATTGCTTTCTTGTGTTAAACCAACGTGGTCATTAATGTACATCTCAATTGCAGCAGCGTGTGATTGCTTTATGTCTTCACTAGAGTTTGGTATTCCACCAACTTCTTTTTCTGCAATTGATAACTTGTTCCAGATCTTGTCTGGTCTATTCATACTAAACCCTCTATAGCCTCTTCTTCTTAAATAATACAACAACCTTGGCTTATTGTTTTCTGCTAGTATTGGCATGCCGTAAAATACTAATGCCATTAAAACATCTTCAAAAAATATTTCAGCTGTTTGAGGTTTAGCTATATATTCTAAAAAGAAAGTGTTAGCTGGAGCATCTTCCATTGAAAACTTAGTTAATCCGTGTAAAGCTCCTTTTGATCCTCTTTTATCTACTGTTCCTGATATATCGTACGAGTCACATCCAAATGCTCCCATGTGTTCGTTACCTGGGTGCTTTACTCCATTTTTAATAATTACTTTATTTTGCAGGTTGCTATTAGGTACCCAGCTAATTTTAAATCTACCGTTAGGATCTGGGTTAAAAGTAACTAATGTATCTTTTTTTCCATTAAGCCATTGAAAGTTTCCTGGAGTTAATACAGAAGAATTTCTATTGCCTTCATTGTAATCTATTTGCTCGTATATTTTTATAAGATTAAATAAACTATTTTTTGTTTCGTCTCTGAAAGCATGTTCTTCTGTTCTAGGAAACTGACGATAAAATTCGTTTAAAGCATCTTGATCACTTTTCAAACCATCAGCCTCGTTGTCCCAGTGGTTTATTACCCCCTGTTCTATTTCTAATCCTTGTGGATCAAATGTTCGTTGCTCAGGATCAGTGAACACAGGCTGTCCGAATTCGTCAATGAATCCTTCGTAATTCCATTCCATAGGAATAAACAAAGAATATAATCCCGACTTAGTTTGTCCATTTCTATTTCTCTTGGTAACATCTGAATCATTATATAGATTTTTAAAATTATCACCTCCTTTATCTAAAGCGTTTGATGTTGATCCCATCATGCACTTACCAACTATTCTACTACCTAATCTTAAACAAGTTTTTGTAACTCTCCAGTTGTTTTTTATATTATCAGGTCTTTCCCATTTACCAGATTCATCATGTACCAATAAAGAAAGCTTTTCACCATCATAACTATTATCACCCGTGTTCTTCCAGTCTATAGTTGTATCTAGTCCTTCAACATCATCCATTTCCTCACGCTCACTTATTTTCTTACGAGTAAACTTTTCAGCTGGCACTCTATATGCGAGTTCAGACTTTGGTCGGTCCATACCATCTTGTATTGGTTTAAAGAAAAATGGATAGTTGAGACTTATTGG